CTTAGGTCGTCGCCAAAATAAAACTGGTACTGAAGTGACTGGTTATGACTTTGTAATTAACGTGGAGAAATCAAGGTTTGTTAAAGAAAAATCTAAAGTGCCTATTCAAGTTTCTTGGGACGGCGGTATTGAATCTTATTCAGGTTTGCTTGATGTTGCTCTTGATGGGAACTATGTTGCTAAGCCTAGCAACGGTTGGTATTGCCGTGTTGATCGCAGTACTGGTGAGTTGGTGCAACCTAAAGTTAGGGAAAAAGAGACTCTCAAGCAAGAGTTTTGGGAACCTATCTTTAAAGATACAGACTTTAAAAAGTATCTTACTGAAAAATACCAAATTGGTGCTAAGCAAGCTAACGCTAAAATAGCTGAAAATAACAGTGTACAAGGAGCCGAAAATGAGTTATAATACTATATTAGAAGGTGATTATAAATTTGTTGAAAGTAATCTATCTGAACTATACGGTGTTAAGCTTACTACTGGCGAATGGCGAGATGTTGTCATAACCTATGGTAAAGTGACTATTAAAGAAAACGTTGAATCTGGACTTGCAACATTAGCGTTTTCATATCAAGTCAATGATCAGGGCAAGTTCCAAATGGATGAACTAGAAGCAGATGAAGCCTATAAGAATTATATGGACGACGTGTTATCTCATATCATAAACACTAAAGGCGAAATCGAAGATGGAAAAGATATGCCTGAAGATGGAGAATTAGCAGATGTTATCGAGATTGACTGAAGCTCTTATTATGAATGCTGAAGGTAATATGGCTAAGCATAAGTTAAACGTTGAAGTACTTTTAAATAATCCAACTGGCAGTGCTGAGTGTTCGGATTATATTGAAACAATTCAAGCTGAAATTGATATGCTTACTCACTATGAAAAGCAGCTAGCAACTATTAAACGACACTTTGGATAATAACTATTGAAAAATGAAATCCCAACACATATACTAAACCACTTACTTAATAACGAAGACTTTTGTCGGAGGGTAGTACCATATCTTAAGAAAGAATATTTTGACGGTGAACATAAGATTGTATTTGATCTAATTACAGACTTTGTTCGTGATCATAATAAGCTACCTACTAGTAGAGTGTTGGAGATTGAAATCAAAAAGGTTTCAGCTCCAGATGAAGCACTTACTCGATCTCATGACTTGATTCAGGAAATCTCAGTCAAGTCTGATATCGACACAGAATATCTCATAACTGAATCAGAAAAATGGTGCCGTGATAAAGCAATCTATGGTGCCATCATGAACTCTATCCAGATTATTGATGGCAAGAACGAAGAAATGACTGAAGGTGCAATCCCAGAGATTCTACAAGAAGCTTTGGGTGTATCCTTTGATCAGGCAATTGGTCATGACTATATTAATGATGCTGATTCACGTTATGAGTTTTATAATAACGAAGAAGAGAAGATTCCATTCGATCTTGATATATTCAATAAGATGACGAAAGGTGGTCTACCAAACAAAACACTCAATATCGCTTTGGCTGGTACTGGTGTTGGTAAATCATTGTTTATGTGTCATATGAGTTCATCAGCCTTAAGTGAAGGTAAGAACGTATTGTATATTACAATGGAAATGGCAGAGGAACGTATTGCAGAACGTATCGATGCTAATCTAATGGATCTACCTATTCAACAGTTAACTGAGTTACCTAAGAATGTCTTTGATGAAAAGATTAAAAAGATTGCAAAAGGCTCCATTGGTAAACTGATCGTTAAACAATATCCTACAGGTGCTGCACATGTTGGTCACTTTAGAGCTCTACTCAATGAGTTAAAGCTTAAAAAGAACTTTACACCTGATATGATATTCATTGATTATCTAAACATTTGTTCATCTTCAAGAGTTAAGAATACTTCAGCAAATAGCTATACGATTATCAAATCGATTGCCGAAGAGTTACGTGGTCTTGCAGTAGAGTTTGATGTACCTATTATGAGTGCAACTCAAACAACACGGTCAGGCTTTGGTAACACTGATGTTGGTCTTGAAGATACTTCTGAATCATTTGGTTTGCCTGCAACGGCCGATCTTATGTTTGCTCTTATTTCAACAGAAGAGCTAGAAGAGCTTAATCAAATCATGGTAAAACAATTAAAGAATCGCTATAATGATCCGACTAAGTACAAACGTTTCGTAATTGGTATTGATCGAGCTAAGATGAAGCTATACGATGTAGAAGAATCAGCTCAAGATAATATCATGCAAGACATGGCTATTCCTGATAAGCCTATTGCAACATGGGGAAACAACGAAAATAAAGACACATTTAAAGATTTTAAAATCTAGGAGAAAAATATGTTAAATTGGTTAAAAGAAAGAGTTACTGAAAGAACTACCTTTGATGGCGCATCGCTTATTATTATTTGTGGTTCTATTATTTTGCTTGGTGGCATTGCTAAGCTAGTAGCATGGGCTGGTTTCCTTTGGGGAATCTATACTCTAGTGCGTAAGGAAGACTAAAATGAAAGTAAATCTAGTTTCGTATTCGCAAGTACCAGACGATAGTGAACTACCAAATGATATGCTTCAACTAGTTGCATATTGTGCTCGAGTATCGAATCCCAGTAATCAGAACAACACTGAGACTTCAGAGAAGCTAGTTAAGTATCTTATTAAGCATAAACATTGGTCACCTTTAGAAATGGTCAATGTTTGCTTAGAGATAGATACTACTCGTGATATCGCTCGTCAGCTGTTACGTCATCGATCATTTACGTTTCAAGAGTTCTCTCAACGATATGCTAATCCTGATGAAGGGTTTGATGAAATGTTTGAGAAGCGTGAAGCACGATTACAAGATGAAAAGAACAGACAAAATAGTGTAGTGACTGATGATGAAGCTGTTGCAAATGAATGGTTTAGAATCCAAAGTCGTGTAGAATACATGGCAGCTAAATCTTATAAGGAAGCATTAGCATTAGGTATCGCAAAGGAGCAAGCAAGAGCGTTACTTCCAGAAGGTCTCACAAAGTCTCGTCTATATGTGAATGGTACATTAAGATCATGGTTACATTATATTGATTTACGTTCAGCTAATGGTACTCAGCTCGAGCATTGTGAAATTGCAAAGGCTTGTGGAGAAGTTATATATAAACTATTCCCTATGGAAGAGTAACGCCCTCTTAGCTCATTTGGTAGAGCAGCTGACTTGTAATCAGCAGGTGATCCGTTCGATTCGGATAGAGGGCTCCAGTATTGAGTTTCATTCCTCAATTTAAATAAATGAATGAATGGTGCCCAGAGAGAGTGCAAAATGGCAATTCCTGAAGTCATTAAGGATTGGGAGATCCCGGTCGAAGAAGGAAATTATTAATTCCGGAGTAGCTCAGCGGTAGAGCAGTTGACTGTTAATCAATTGGTCGTTGGTTCGATCCCAACCTCCGGAGCCAACATATAACCTTGGACCGTTATATCAGAATGACTGCGCTGTAAAGACAGTCCCATCTTCAGGGCCCATAGCATAACGGTTAATGCACCCGACTCATAATCGGTAGACTCTTGGTTCAAATCCAAGTGGGCCCACCATATAACTTCTAGTTATAACCTTATAACAAATTAATCTAAAAACAATGCACAAAAGTGTGTACACCAGCGGTTACCTGTGATATAATGGCTATATAAATTAATGAAACAGGAATTAAAAAAAGAATATCATTTATATCAAAAAGTTATAAACATATAACAAAATGATCTAAATAAACTGTGTACATTCATGTAAAACTAGCTTATAATGGCTATATAAATTAATCAAACAGGACTTATATTATGAAAGCATCAATTCTTAAAGCAATCAACTCGATCAGCTCAATGGAAGAAATGAATGAAGTTATTGATCTGATTAAATTAAAGCAGAAATCACTTCGAAGCGAAGCTAATCGTTCAGTGAAATCTACAATTATGAGAGGTTCAAAGGTTACAGTTTCTGGTCGAAAAGCAAATGGTATTGGTACGATTTTGGATATCAAACGTACCAAAGCCATCGTTGAAATCAATGGTGAACGTTGGAATGTTCCACTGGCTCTAATCGAGGCTGCTTAATCGCAGCTTCAACCTCCTCCTTCCTTTTGAATTATAGAGAGAAATGAATATGATGAATTATGAGACTGCTGACCTGATGAACGATCTTGCGATGTTGATCGAAGCCCAAGAATGTTACAACGAGACTTACTTCAACAGTGAGTACAAACGAATCACCGACCGCATTGCTGAGATAGGAGATGTCAAATGAATAAAGAATTACTTGAAAAAGAATCGTACAACGAGCAGATGGCTGAGCAGCGTGCTAATGGTATCCCAGCTATCACCTTTGCGGAGTGGCAAGCTCGTAACAAAGCTCGTGATGAGTTCTTTAAGAATTGGAATGCGGTTAGAGAAGAGGCTGCCGCATATGAAGAGCAGATCAAAGGTTATCGTAGAACTATCAATGTTCATGCAACACCTTGGCAAAAAGAATCTTATGAGAAGGCTATAGCTTTCGGTTGGTATTTAACCCTTGTAATTTTTAATGGCGATTCATGTGATGATATAACGATTGAGTTAGAGAGATCTGATAATAAGAAGACTCTAATTATTCATCGTGATGGTTCATCTTCACGCAAAACCCGACTATTTGATTAAGGAATATATTATGAGAAGCAAAAGATTTGTTTTTACTGCTGATATTAATTCAGTATGGGACATGCAGCAAATTGCAATGTTAAGATCTTCAATTAAAAGTGTTAATGCGCTGGCTAAGGAAACTGATCATATGAACGAATATCGATATGATCATGGGTATGATGATGTTTTAACTCCAGAACTCCCAAGGTATCGGGTTTCATTGATGCCTCGTGGCCCTCGTAGAGCAGCTGCTCTTGCTGATGGTAGAAGTAAATATGCTTATGATTCATGTCTTCCAATTAGACATGCTGAAACAATTGATGTATACATTCATGAAAGGAGATAATATGAACGAAGAAAAGACTGAAGAAAATACTCAACCAGAGTATGTACGCGAAGAAGATCTTTGTATTTGTGGCGAACTTCTTACTCAAGATCATTATGAACACATGGCTAAAGGGCATTAATATGACTGATTCAAACGTAAAATTATTACATAACTCTTTACAAACTCCTGATGGTACAGTATTGGTTTCACGCAGTCGACATGACTATAACGAATATACTGATGCTAATGGCAAATTGTATATGATTGATGGTGGTTTAGATTATGTCAGATGTTCTGCTCATGGTGATGAGGTACACTTGACCGTATGGTCTGATAACTCACACGAGACAATCCGTGAACGCGTTGAGTGGGGTACTTATGGGCCAAATGGAGATCAACCTCTTACTTATGTCAAAATTAAAGATATGACAACCGATCACCTTGAAGCTTGTGTAAGAACTCAGCCAGGTGCTAAAATGTTTGATGTATTTGTTACTGAACTAACCTATAGAGGATCATAATCGTGCATGAATTGGTAGACGGTTTGTATGGATTATTCCTTGCCGTAGGTTGTTTAGTAGGATATATCGCGGTGTGTGACTTATATAGTCATGTAAAGCGCAAAATTATTAATAAGAGATATGGTTATGATCGAAAATCCTGAAATTGCCCGATTTATAATATTTGCATTTTGTGCAGCCGGCGCATCATATACGTCATACATGCGAGGCGTGGTGGTAGGTGCTGAACAAACAATAGATATTTTAGAAGCATCGCAAATCATTCAAGTAAACGAAAATGGAGAAATAGAACCGTATAAATAGTTATAATATTAGTATTACTAAGAGGTTCGCATGATTAATTTTAACAGCTATCGGCAGATTGACGAAGGCGTCAAGCTTACACCTGCAGAGTTAACTAAACCTAATGGTGTCACGGGAGAAGATCGAGTTGAGATCTTACTTCGTCTCATTCAAGATGGAAAGCCATTAGAGCTAGCTAAGGGTGGAACATTTGTTGTCACCGATATTGAACATGCTGTTGCTGGCATTGAAGCTTGGAAGAAAAATAAGTCTGAGAAAAAACAAGCCATTGCTTTAAAGGGTGACAATGATACCTTTATCACTTCGTCTGATCTTAAGAAGGCTAAAGTCTTTGGTGGTGGAGGTGGTGCTGGAGGCGGTACTTTAAATACCAAAAATACTGAATCTCATCAGTGTGTTATGATCCAGGCAATGTTAGATCATGGTATTCAATCTGAAGAGTTCTTTACAGATGATATAATGAAAGCTGCTTATAAAAAGGTATTCGTTGATGCATCACTTGACGAAGTACTAAGTGTAAGTGACACCTGGATCACCTCTTCATATCAATCAGCTATGTTGCTTATTAAGAATGGCTATGTCAACAAAGGTATGACCTTCCATCGTGGCGATAAAGTCATGCTTCAAATC